ATTTGGTCTTGTGACCAATTTACTTGTGGTTCAATTGTTTGAGTTGTCATTTTGTTCCGCCAGTTTCAAGTCGTTGTTTAATAAAGATGATTTGCTCTTTCGACAAAATTTTCAGTGCTTGATATGCTTTCTCATTACTATATCCATAGTATTGTTTCACACATTCTAAGTCTTTGATTTTATCTTTACGGAGCCAGGGAGAATACCTCTTCCTTTTTCTTATAATATTTAGATAAAATGAATATTGCATATCTTTGTCAAGATGATGATTTATATTCATCTCATTTGCATACATAATGCAGTCTATATGCCCACTAAGACAACGATTAATAATATAGGGTGCATAATCTTTAATATTTGATGCATCTTCAATCAAATTTTCTTTTGAAAAATTGATTGAATTCAACCAATCCTTTAATTCAAGACTCATCGAATAATCTCCAAATCAGTTCCAGGTTTCCATAACTCAAGTTCAGTTCTGAGTTTATTATCTTGAAGCAACTTTTCATACCTTCGCGACGCCTTTACTTTCCACCATTCAATAACTTCGTCAGGTTCGTATCCAAACTTAGAAATATAATACCTTTTCTTCTCAGTTAAAGATTTAGCATGTTCAATACACTTTTTAAATTCTTGCAACTTTGAAGAATCTTGAAGAGACTTTGTGATGATTGAAATCATCTTAGTTTGAATTTTAAGTTTCTTGGAAGACTTATCTGCAGAGATTAATCTTTCTCCACCATTAGCGTTATTATTGAACCACCAAAACATTTCACGAAAATAATCATCATGAAATAATGGAAGGAAATTACTTTCAGTATCTCCTATGTGTCTAATATAAGGTTTAAGACCATCATACATGGATACTCCTTTTGTTGTACCGTACAATGAAGTTGTTTCAAAGTAATGAAGATCAGTTCCATACTTTGCATCAAATTGTCGTTTGAGTTCATTAGAAGATGCCAATAATGCTAAAAGTTTTCCACCAAGATAATTGTATCCAAATGGTTGCACTGGAACAATATTGAACCCCATTACAAACTCTTTATTAATCTTTGACAAAGAAAGCACCTCGCTAAAGTAATCATTTCTTGGTTTTGAATTAATTGTTGGAGATCCAAATCGAATAACTCCAATTACTTTGTTAGTCGTATCTTCAGTAATTATCCACTTAATTGTTCTCCCAGGAATTGCTTCTTCAATAGGATTAGAAGCAGTTTCATTCAAAATATTAGAATACAGTTCTTGATTATACTTAGATTTTGGTTTTGGAGAGGTATCTACAATATGAATAGAAAATTTCATATCTTTTGGATGAAGATTAAAATTAGAAAATATTTCATCTTCAGAACCAAATAATTTTCCAGACGATTCTTGGATTCTACTACTTTTTACAAATCTCAAATAATCATCAATTCTATTGAATTTTGAATAGTAATCAATAAACTGATCTGCTGCCCAAATTGCTTGCTCTTGAGATAACATATTATAAAATTTCTTCCATTGAACTCAACAATTCTGTTGATGTTATTTTTTTAGTTACAGGAACAACATCTGTTGCCAAAAATTCATAGTCACCAGGTTCCAACTTAAATGTTGCCCCTGCGCCATCACAATCTGCCCTAGAGTAAACTGTTTCCCATGTCGTATATGCTATGGACATTTTTTTAGTATCAACCAATAGCATATAGTCAAATGTTTTTTTAATATCTTCTTTTGTCAATTGTTTTTTATTTTTTCCGGGTCTTTTATTAATAAGAACTACTCTTTTACATGATCCATTTTTATTGAAGATTCCTAGAGAACCCTTCATTTCATAAAAAGTTCCATCGCTACCAACAAAGTCTCTACCATCCACATAATCCCCCACATACTGCAATTGTCCATTAGACCATTTAGCAAATGATTTCTCTTGCAAGTACGTGCGAAATGTTTTAAATGCATTTGATTTCATTTGAGGAGTATTAGTCGCCTCAACGCAACCAAAAAATTCTTTGAGATTAATTTGTTCAATGTCAATCATAATAATAAAAAAATCAAAAATAAAATACGAACTTTAAATAAAAGAACACTCTACCATAATTTCAGTAAGAGCAGCAAGAAGATTTATTTCTTGATCAGCAACGAACGCACATTGGTATTGATACTTAGCAATAATAAGAACGGCAGCAGGAATAGATGTGGGTGAAAGACAATCAAAAACGGCGTCATAAATCCTGCGAAGTAAGTTACTAGCATCGTTATCCAGGTTGGAGACCACCCATTTACGAACTTCTGTAAAGTTTTTGTCCTTGAGATTTTTGATGAGTTCATTTACTGAAATGTCTGAGAACGACGCGAGAATTCCTTAGTCAATTTTACCCCCCGTAGAATATCGTTGACATTCGTTGAGGACTCGCCTGAAATCTGGAAAGTGTTTCGATACAAGTTCTGCAACAACTTTTTGATCGTACTCAACCTTTTCAGCATCCAAGATTGATTGAAGTCGTTGAAAGAAACTTCCTGCAAGTTGAACTCTTTGCTTTCCTTTAATGGTGAAGTCAATGACGGCACATCGTGAGTGAAGTGGTTCAATAATTTTGTTTTTGTAATTGCAGGTGAAGATGAATCGACAGTTGTTATAAAATGCCTCAATATTCGCACGTAGTAAGAGTTGAACATCATTACCAGTATTGTCTGCTTCGTCAATGATAATGACTTTATGTTTAGAAGATCCAGTAAGTGAGACAGTCGAAGCAAAGTTCTTCGCTTGGTTTCGTACAGTATCCAAGAAACGCCCTTCATCTGATCCATTAATTACATAATAATCTGCTCCTAGTTCATTACATAATGCTTTTGCGATTGTAGTTTTACCAATACCAGGAGGTCCAGCAAGAAGGAGATTTGGAATCTCACCCTTCTCTACAAACTCCTTAAACGTTTTTTTAGTATCATCAGGAAGAATACAATCGTCAATTACTTGAGGACGGTATTTTTCGGTGAGGAGGAATTCACTGCTCATAATTTAGGTTCTCAATAAAAATCAATTTTTACGCAAATCTTTCCAATACTTTAGCACATTTTCTCTCACTTTATTGAGTGCTTCTTTACTTTCTTCAGTTTCTTCTCCAACTTTCATAAATGTAATAGTAACTCCACCAGTTTCATTTCTATAGGAATAAAAAATTCTATCAGAACCACTATCAAGTTGCTGCTCAATTCCTTCCATAGTTCCGTGCATTTTTGCTGATGGAACATCCTCAAAATTTATATCAAGGTGTGCGAAAGAATATTCAAGAGTTTCAATTTGTTTTTGTGTAAGTTTAATCATACTTCCTCCAAATAATACTTCATATGCTTAAACTTTTTATCCTTATCACGGATTGTTTTTCCACGAAATCTAAAAAGTTTTTGTTTGCCTTCGCCAGACACAATCTACATTACAGGTCCTTGTAATGTGTTTTGGAACATAAACTTTGATTTTTCTGGAGCAGTAAAAGTTGTTAGTGTTTTCATAGTTTTTTCATATCCAATCAGGTTTAGTTTATCATACAAATCAGTAGAAATCAATCACCTTTTTCTTTTCTTCTTTTTGCCGCCTCCTTCATTTTTTGTTTTGTCTCCTCACTATGTTTTCTTCCATAAAAAGGATTTTTTTCTCCAAGACGATTTAGTTTATTTTTTTCACCAATCTTTATTCTAGTTTCTTCCGAAATGACATTACCTTGTAAAGATTTTCTTATTTTATCCTTTGTTTCTTGTGTGTGTTTTTTACCATAACGAGGACTATCTTTACCTCTTTTACCATACAAAGGATTATTTTCCCCCTTCATTTTTGCACTTCTTTTTCTTCTGGTTTCTTCACTTGGAATACACCCACTTGCACCTTCTCCACCATCAGATTTGTTTAATAAAATACCAGTTCCCAAATCTTTCCTACCAAGAATAAAAATCATATATCTTTCGTGGTTGAATGATTGTTCTTCTGTAAGATTTGTTTTGAGATATATTATTTTACTTTTATCC